TAATGTTCTATCACCTCTAACTGATCATGATAACGTGCGATTTTATCTAACTCTACTTGTATTGCTTCAGTTATATCGGAGTGCTCTCCAATACCCATTGGATGCTCTAGATAAACCTCAACATTAGCTTTGTGCTTTGCAATCTCACCATTAGCATGTGCTGATACTGCTCTTAGTAGTTGATCTCTCATGTGTAACATTACAACCTCATAATCTAAGAGTATTTATAGATCACCATCCTTTCTATTTTCAGATTTGTGAACATCAAACTCACCACCAGGATAACGTGCTTTGAGTTTGTCTACATTCATCTCAATAATTTCATCAAATGTAGTATCAAGTGCCATACATGCCTGTGCAAGATACCAACATATATCACCAAGTTCTCTCTTCATATGAAAGATATTATCTTCATTATATGGTTTGCCTTGCAAGATCATCTTCTTTACTATCTCAGTAAACTCACCAGACTCAGCAGTCAAACCAAGTGCAGCTGTTAACAATCTTGGAATATCTGCATCACATTCTACATCTAAATCAGTGATACGAGAGAGTAATGCAGGAAGGTCAGTACTTGGTTCACTAGTAACTCCAGCAACGAAATCCAAGTACTTTTCGGTATCAACAGTCATTTGTAAGAAAATAAAAAATCATTTACAAGACGGTCTGCTTTATCTGCTCCAAACTTACCAGCAAGAAATCCTCCTACTGGATCAAGTTTGGTCATGTAAGCATCAAAGTCTTTGTATACACTGGTATCAGTACCAGTTGGTTTCTCCAATTCTAGCATATCTACGTACTTAGTCAAGTATAATTTAAACATATCAAGATGATCATCTACCTCTTCAGGGGTGCAATACCGAATGTAAATATTCTCTGAGAAATGATTACCTGGTTCAAAAAATCTATAATCACCTTCATGTTTAGGTAATCCATCTACAGAGTATAGATAGTTTTCTGTAGGATGTTGAAAATCAAATACTATGATAATTTTCTTGGGAGAAAACTTCATCAAGTCCATACCAAAACAAGGAAGATTACTACCTGTCTTTGGATATGCTATACAATTAAAGATATCAACATTCTTACCATCAGAGATATCAACCTGTCTTGACTTGAGTAAGTATTGATGAGAATGGTCTATAGCATTTAAGGAGGTTCCCTTTGCTTGCCATGATGCCCATAAATTTTCAATCTTACAGGGTAACATTGACCTGTAAGCACTAATGTAGTTTTGCCAGATAGTCATTAAAATTTAAATTCAGAGAATGATTTCTTTGGTTTTTCCTTAAAAGTATCTTCCTGCCCACTATCAACTATATCTTCTTGAGCACTTTGTTCACAATCATATAATCTCATCTTTGCCCTATCAATACCCACAACAAATCTTTTAAAGATAGTAGGATCATTGTACCTATTCTTCAACTGCTTAACCATTATTTGATTTAACCCCTCCAACTCTTCTGTAGAAATAAGGGCAAGCATAAGATCAGCAGTAGCAGGGAGTCCAAAAGATTCAGAGGTGTCAGTAAGCTCAACATCAGAACTCCCGTAACCGCTACGAGTAGTTTGAGTGGCAGATACAATCGGAAGGTTCGCCTCAACTGCGAGACCCCTAAGTTCTTCTGCGATTGCTTTGATGTATGAGTATGAGTTGACATTACTTCCTGCTCTGTATCGTGATGAGGCACAAATATTAAGATAGTCTATGAATATTATATCAGGTCTAAAGGATTTCTTCAATGCCAACTCTTGTAGTAATGCTTTAAAATGACCACTATGTGCAGAGGCAGTTGGATACTCTTTGATAATAAGAGTGCCTTGTGTTTTCTCTGCAAGGTTTTGCACCTTACCTTCAAACATTTGCTTTGGTAAATCTGTTATATCTTGAATATTAACATTAAGTAAGTTAGCATCGATCCTCTCCGCAATCTTTTCCTCTGCCATTTCGAGAGTGATGTAGAGGACGTTTTTGCCTTGGAGGAGGACACTGCTAGCCACATGGCACATAAATAAAGACTTTCCAACCCCTGTGCCAGCAAGAGCAATGTTGAGAGTCTTATTCGGTAAACCTCCTTTTGTAATCTTGTTAAAATATTCAAGGTCGAACGGGATTTTATCTTCTTTCCTGTGGTACGAATCATACCTTTCTTCATAATCGTTTAAGTAATCATGCCCAATATTAGTATCAAAACTAACTCCTAATGCATCAGATAAAATTGTAGGGATACTATCTCTATTTTTCTTTTCATCCTTTCCATCAGCAATATGGATAGATTCCATTAAAGCTAAGTATATAGCTCTGTCTCTACACCATTTCTCAGTTGTGTTAACTAACCATTCAAATTCTGTATCATTCTCTTCTAAAGAACCAATCAACTGAGTGATTTCTTTAAAAGATTCATCTGTAATATCCTGTCTCTTCTCTGCTTCAATACAAAGAACTTCTTTAGTTGCTGGTTTATTATACTCCTCAACAAATTTAATTATCTCCTCAAAGACAATCTTTTGATTTATATCTTCAAAATATTCTCCTTTAATAAAAGGTATAACCTTTCGGACATACTCTTCATTATAAAGAAGATTTTTTAAAATTAAAAATTCAACTGTTTCCATTAGAAGGTAAAAAAGAAAAATAACCTGAAGCAATAAAACGATCTAAACCCTTTTCGCATATAGATCCTTTATGAGTATGAGTGTAATATGCTGGAAATATTATACCACATCCCAACTCAGATTTAAAACTATCATGTCTTTTGAAATGAGTATAGGCATCATTATCAGTAAGATATATTAAAAATGACACAACCCTATTAAGAGTGCTCAGAGCATTTGGAGCATGTTCTGAATGCCATGCTGAATAATAATCTCCTGGTTTCCACCATTTTATTCTAACATAATCAAATCCCCAAGGATTAACATACTTATTTAATTCTGGATATTCTTCAATATATAAATTTTTTAATTGGACAATAGCTCTCTGAAGAGAATATAACTGAGGTAATTCAACCAAATCTTTCTCAAAAAAAGTAACGCAAGTATAACCCTCAGTATTGGTTCTTTTTTCTATAGGTCTATTACTAAATGACCAATCGATAATCTCATCACATTCATCTTTTGTTAAAAGATTATCTTTCTTAGTAATAAATTCATTCATAATTTAGGTACATCAAATACAAAGGTTATTCTGGTTTCATCACCCAAATTCACAGTACCATGTGGTATCTTATTATTAAACCACATTAATGTGCCTGGGTCAACTATAATACTTTCATTCCCCACAAAATATTGATACTGTCCCTGTATTGATAAATGATATCTATCTTTATCTTGATAGTATGTTCCTTCATCTATATGTGCTCCTACCATCTCATCAATAGGTAGAGCAAGAAAACCACACCGACGTATATCTGAGAACTGTTCTCCCAAATATTTTAGAACTTCGGTATGGTTTTTATATGCAGGAGTAGGAATGCAAATTTCAGTATTACCTACATCCTCACCTGGTTTAGTAATACCACCCATGATCAATTGAAGCACATCAACTGAGGTGATATATGCATGTGGATCTTTTATCTCTGCAGTATCTAATCCTTTCTGAGATCCCCAATCACCAAGATTCTCATCTAATTGTGCTTTGATTTTAGATACATCAATTCCTTTTTTAAGAACCTTGATGTTGTTCATGAACCATAACTAAATTCACTTTTTGCTATCTCATCAAGAGCTTGCATTACTTCGTTAGTAAAGTAGGTCTCTGGTTCTGAAAGTATTTGTTTAGCGTATAACTTCTTACCTCCAATCTCATATCTTCCTGCGACATTTTTCCAGAGTCCCCCAATCTCACCCAGTTCCAGTAGACCATAGTAACGGTCAAGACCACGATGATCAAAAAATAAACGTATTTCAACTTGCTTATTTTCTTTACTTAAACGCGACTTTGCCGTCTTAGCTTTAATAAGGTTACCAACAACTTCCGTCTTATCCTTTTCTTTTTTCTTTGAAAGAT